AAATAAGGTATCCGGTGGCTAGGGCTATCCAACTTATTGAAACCGCTTCAGTGCCTTTCTAATGGATATACTTACAGAAAAAGGACAGGCATCGCTTCGCTATGAAAGAGAAATGCTAGACCGCATAAGACATTCTATATGTGCCGAGCACAAAAAGGGTTCTTATATCTTCGAGACGGATAAGGACATGGATGCAAAGGTAGATGGTATGATCGTGAAAGACGATCAGGTTACAGGAATATTTGAATCAAAGTGTAGGGACATGAGCATGATGGAACTTATAAACTATGGTTCTTGGCTTGTTACATTTGATAAGATCATGGATGGCAAACGTCTTTCAGAAATGTTGCGAGTTCCCTACCTCGGATTTTTATACCTTATAAAAGACAAGATAATCATGTACTGGAAAATAACTGATAAGTATGGGAACTTTTTGTTTGACTTTGATGTTAGAAATACAAGAACACAAAAAACAATTAATGGTGGTAGTATCATAAGAACAAATGCATATCTACCATTTAAAAAAGGGAATGAGTTATTATGAGTAAATATATATGCACAGCAAAAATAAAATATACCAGACAGGAGGTTCAGCTTCATATCAATGCTCTTAAAATGGCCTTGATTAGCCCTAACCTTTCTAACTATCGTGGTAGGTACGAAGCCTTACTCAAAGACATGAAAAGAATTAATGAGCAAATGCTCGACAAAGAGAATGATGCGATGATAAACAGAGATAAAAAAGAACAGACAGTTGAATCATCTGTAATTCAAAATGCGTAAGACCGTAAAGAAAAAGAATGTCAATGGTTACGACATGATAAAGTATTTATATGATTGTGACAAATGTGACTACGAGTACTGGAGTGATTCCAAGAGACTGTTTAAACGCTGTCCTAAATGTTTTGTAAAAAAAGTAAATAGCAAAATGAGGCTTGCAATATGAAAGACCCAAAGAATGTAAAACGTGGAAGAAGAGCACGGCAGAGAGGTGCTGAGTTACAGCGACAGGCTGTACGCATGGCAAAGGATGCCGGACTAGATGCATACAACAGAGATAGAGGTGGAGCACAGCACGAACAGGGAGACATAGAAATAGAAGGTCATTACTATGGATGTAAAAGACGTACCCGCATTGCACAATGGCTCAAGCCAGAGAAGCAGGAAGAGGGTGTTGTTATAAGGGAGGATAGAGGTAAACCCTACATCGTACTAGACTATGAATATTTCGTTAACTTATTATCTATAATGAAGGAGATGGCAGATGAGCGGGAGTAACAACTCAATAAAGAGAAGAGGACTTATAGCTTTTTATAAAAAACTTTTGAAACAGAATCGTATTAAGCAATACGGAGCGGCTTGTCAAAGATTAAGACAATTAGAAGAAAGACAATTACAACAAACGAGGTGGTTCGGAGTCAGATACAAGAGTGAGACAAATGAAAACAACTCTCTAGGTTTGGCGACCAAAGATCTGAACTGAACCATCTCATAAACAGGAGGCATGCATGGCCGAATACGAACAAAAAGACAACAGCTTTAAGCTGTGGAAGAACAAGTACAAAAAGGACGGAGATAAGAAACCGGACTACACTGGTAATGGAATGTTTGGAGGGGAGAAGAAAGACGTTTCTCTTTGGATAAACCAAGACAAAAACGGTGATAAGTACTTGTCTGGTCAAGCAAAAGAACCTTATAAGAAAGAAGACAGCCCTTTCTAGGTTCGATTAGTAATAAGGGGGCTACGGCCCCCTTATTTTAATTATAATTATTATGCTATACTTATATCCAAAAACTTTTTTTACGGCGAAATACGGGATTATAGAGGGGGTTTTTTTAGGCTATGTTTGAAAAATGTAGTAAAATAGAAAGGTCTTGTGGTTTTTGTACAATTTCTAATTATAATCCTACTATTTCTAAATATGATGATATTAAAAAAGAATTTTGTGGTGTTGCGGGTGGTTATGACACCCGTGTTTCATCGCTTCCAAACTGTTGGCTTAAAATGACAACTAGCCAAAGGACTACTTACGTTAAGAATAAAAAAACAGAACTACAACTATTAGAAATAAGGAGTGGATAGTGGATATATTAGATGACTTTCCAAAAGAAGAGAAGTTTTTGGAAAAAGGGCAAGGTAGAAAACTCATTAAGCTTATGGGAAGGCTAAGTCAGGGGAGCCTAGGGTTAAATGAATATTACAGAGAACTGGCTGAGTTCTGGAAAGAGAACGGGTTTCCAGAGTGGTATGATGAAATTATAAAAAGAGTTAGGGATTAGCTCTTTTCTTTGCTTTATGTATAATTCTTTTTGTGATTTCATCTATGGATATATCATCATACAATAAAGGGTTTGTTGGGAATGTTCTATTCCAATTTTTAATAAGCCTAGTTGCCCTTATAGAATCACCTTCTATTATATAATCTAATATTTTTGAGCGAGTCAGTCCTTTTCTATATTTAACATAGGACTTCCTTTGTCCTTCTGGCTCTATCTGTTCAGCTAATCTTCTAGGAACAGTACCGAATACAGGAGCAATGTATTTTGGAAGGCGTTTTAGTGCACCAATGCCACCATATTCCTTAATATTTTCATGCGTCCTTGTCATTGCTGTCCATATCTTATCAAAGTCTTGAGCAAAGGCTGGTTTACCTGCAAACTCCAGAGCTCTTATAGTACTTTCGGCGGCTACTACATCCATAGCAATACCAAAAGCACCGACTGATGCAAATCTATCAAGCACATCACCCCATGTCATTCTATCTGCTTTGATCAATGAGTTAAGCTTTCTGTCTCCAAACGCTACATCTTTAATACCACCGTAATCTAAAAAGTATTCATTTTCATCATACACTTCCTGACCCGCATAGAACTCTGCTAACTTATCTCGTGCCATAGAAACAAATTCTCCTCCAAATAACCCAGCAGAAGCCAAGCGTAACATAGGAAATATATTTCCCCTTTTTAATTCGTCTCCAAGTTGTCCCCTTATCCAGTTAAACTGCTTGTATCCAAACTTCTTAAACAAGAACAAAGGTCTAAACCTTGGGTCATTGAACACCAATGGTTCTTGAAGTATGTTCCTTTGTAGCTGTGTGTCCCTTGCGAACTTATACATAGATTCTGCTTTTTGGCGGTCGGTTATCTTGTTAATATCTAATAGACCTAGGTCTCTCAAATTTTTCCTAGCCCAACTTTGCCTTGCTTTAAATTTACCAGTCCCCTTACCCTGTGCTATAGGCTGTAGCATATCTATCCATTCTTTAGCGGCCGCAGAAGACACTAACTGGTTTATTTCGTTTATCTTTTTAAACCCAGATAACCATGTTGCACCCTCAGCAAACTTATTAAAAAATGTATCACTAGGCTTTAAACCAGCCAAGGACTCGTATAAAGATATATTTGTAACGCCAGATTCTTTTATAAGCTTCCTGTATTCTGAGGATGTCATCAACTTATACATCCCTTTTACCACTGGGTAATAGCCGGTTTTAACAGCGGTAGAAATTGATAGCTGTGTCAGGTTTGGAACCGTAGCAAAGCCAAGCCCTATCTTAGAGCCTATTTCAAAATCTACTATTTCGTTCCAGACCCTTCTAGCTGTGGGGCTTTTCCAGTTATGGGAGGGGTCAAGCTCTATGTTGTTGGTATAGATTTTATATATCTTATCAAGTACATTCGCCTCTTCTTTAAACACCCTTACTTCTTTGTCGCTATATTTATTATTTTTGTTTTGTGCCAACTCTCGCAATCCACTAATTGATCGTTGCCAAAACTCACCTCTGTTACCAAACTGTTCAACGCTTGAAACCCTCCTAGCCCACTGATGTGCGTACTTAGCAAGGACTATTCTAGCATCCGTTTCAAGCATACGCTCAGGCAAATTCTTTGCCTTTCTAGCTATCTCTAAATGACTTGCAATATTATGATATTGAGAATTGACAGTGGTGTTTAAACTTTTAAAAGCTTGAGAAACTTTTAAATTAAAATCAGGAATCTGTTCCCTAGCAAGGTCTCTTCTAATCCCCGCCATGTCATAAATAACATTTAAGGTCTCGTTAGAAAGTTTTCCTTTTGAAACAATATCTCCAATAACTTTTTGAAATTCTGGTTTATTGTACATCGCATTTTCATTAAACAACTGAGGGTTTTGATCTCTCAATTTTGCTATGTCTCCAGAAAATGCTTTTAAGTAATCCTCTTTTATAATCCTAGGAAAATAAAACTCTTCTTTAGGCCCAAGGTCTACACCTGCTTTTCTTGCTATATCCCACATATCATCAAGCGTTTTTCTATACTCTCTAACTTTTGGGTCGTTGGCAAAGTTAGGGTCTTGTAATTTTCTACCCAACTCAACAGCTTCTTGTGTGGCTTTTTCTTTTGCTTTGGGGCTAACAAATTGTTTTGCTTTTACCATACCAGAAGACTCAAGACCTAACTCTGTAAACCTTCCGCTTATTTGCCCTAATAAAGTAAAGTATCTAGCATCTGCGTTATTTACTCTGTTTTGCACAGCAGTAGAAAATTGAGTTTGCAATCTTTTTCCAGACCTGTCAAGAAATTTTATTTTATGGTAATCAGACAGTAGCTTATCGGGAACCATTGTTGTTTCCCAACCACTGCTCTTTATTCTCTCTCTCAACTTAATAACCCTAGTCTCGTGCCTCATCTGATTTAACATTTTAAGCTGTTCAATAGGTGTTCTATTTTTAACAATACGCTTTGGACTTTGCCCTCTTAAATCTTTTTTTGTAATAACACCAGCCCTATCTTGAAAAGTGGCATCATTCATGTTTAAATTTTTTCTTATTTCAAAAATCCCATTTACTCTTCTCTTTGTAAGTTCTGCCGGGCTACCCTTGCCTCCCCTAGTAAACCCTTTTTGTTGAAAGGTGCTAAATTTAATAGGGTCTAACTCTTTTCCAGTCTCAAAGTCTTTAAGCTTCACTATGTCCTCAGTCAAGGTGGTCTTCTCTGTTCCTATGCCCGTTGTTTTTTGTTCTTTCTTAGTTGTCCTAGTGTCGAAACGAACATCTCTAACCTTTGTTCCATCCCTTGCAGTAAATACCTCATTGGGTTGTATTTTCATGTCGGTCTCAATCTGACCTAATATCCTAGCTCCCTCATCTAAGCCAAGTTTCACATCCTTCTTAGCTTGTGTAATTTTTTTATACCCCTTAATTAGTTTGCCACTAGCGTATCTTTGTGCACCCAGAGCCCCTATGACACCCGCCGCATGTGCATAGTCTTCAGGGGTAGGCAGTTCGCCCTCCATAATAGGTGCTATCGTACCA